TTTGTTGGTAAAGCAATAAGAGGTATACCTTTAATGTTATCAGGTGATGTTAATCAAGAAGAATTATTAAAACAACAACGTAGACAAGCAGCCGAACAAATGGCTGATACAGAAATGAAAGTTGATATAGGTCCTGTTAATAGAGATCCTTATAAAAGCTATAATTTACAGAGGGCAATATAATGGCAACAGAAAAGAATCCATTTGAACAAATACCAGAAGAAGTAACTAATGTTATTGAACTAACAAATAAAAAAGATGCAGATGAAATTCAAGAACAAAGTATATCATTTGAACCTTCAGAAGATGGAGGAGTTATTGTAGATTTCTCATCTATGTCTGTTGAAATGAATCCTGAACCAGAAACTGCAGAGTTCTATGCTAACTTAGTTGAAGATTTAGATGAAGAAGACTTAGCAGAAATTTCACATGATGTTAGAGAAAAGTTTCAAGCTGATAAAGAATCTCGTGCTGAATGGGAATCTATGTTTGAAAAAGGATTTGATTTATTAGGATTAAAAATACAAGAAACATCAGAACCATTTGAAGGTGCATGTACAGCAGTACATCCTTTATTAATAGAGTCTGCTGTAAAATTCCAAGCTAAAGCATCTCAAGAATTATTTCCTCCAGGAGGTCCTGTTAAATCTCAAATACTTGGAGATGTAACTCCTGAAAAAGAACAACAAGCTAATCGTGTACAAAACTTTATGAACTATCAAGTAACAGAACAAATGCCTGAATACTTTGATGAGTTTGAAAGAATGTTATTTCATTTACCATTAATAGGATCAGCATTTAAAAAAGTTTATTATGATGCAACATTAAAAAGACCTTGCTCTGAATTTGTTCCTATTGATCAATTCTATGTTTCATACTATGCAACAGATTTAAGAAATGCTGATAGATATACTCATGTTATTTACAAAAATGCAGTAGACTTACAAAAAGATATAGCTTCAGAAATTTATGTAGATGCTGAAATGGCAGAACCTTCATCAACTCCAATAACAAGTTTTGCTGAAAAAGTAGATACTATATTAGGAATAGCACCAGCAGGAGATAATGATTCTCAATATGTTTTATTAGAACAACATGCACATTTAAATATAAAAGATTCTATGGCTGATGATGATGAAGCTCATCCATATATTATTACAGTAGAAGAACAATCAGGAAGTGTATTAAGTATACGTAGAAATTATTCTCCTGATGATGACACCAAACAAAAAAGAAGTCACTTTGTACATTATAAATTTGTACCTGGATTTGGTTTTTATGGTTTAGGACTTATGCATTTCTTAGGTAATTTAACTATGAGTGCTACAGCAGCTATGAGATCATTAATAGATGCAGGACAGTTTGCTAATTTACCTGGTGGATTTAAAGCTAAAGGAGTTAGAGTCGTTGGAGATAATGATCCAATAGCTCCTGGAGAATTTAAAGAGATTGAAGCAACTGGTATAGATCTTTCCAAAGCGATAGTTCCTCTTCCATATAAAGAACCGTCAAACACATTATATCAGATGCTTCAATTTGTTACAGAAGCAGGACAAAAGTTTGCTGACAGTACAGAACAAATAGTTTCTGATGCAGCATCTTATGGTCCTGTTGGAACAACAATGGCTTTATTAGAAGCTTCAAGTAAATTCTTTTCAGGTGTTCATAAAAGATTACATAAATCTCAAAGAGATGAATTTAAAATTCTTGCTAGAATAGATTATGAATATTTACCAAACCAATATCCATATGAAGTTCCAAACGTAAGTGAGTCTGTATTTAAAAAAGACTTTGATGGTACTATAGATGTAATTCCAGTAAGTGATCCAAACATTCCAAGTAATGCTCATAGAATGATGTTAGCAAATATGGCATTACAAATGGCACAACAATCACCTCCTGGTATGTTTAATATTGAAGCTTTAAATAGAACTATTCTTCATGCTGCTAATATGCCAAACCTTGAAGAAATATTACCACCAAAACCAGATACAAAACCTTTAGATCCTGTTACAGATATTATGGCTGCTGTTAAAGGAATACCAATAAAAGCTTTTCCTGGTCAAAACCATGAAGCACATATTAAAGTTAAAACAGCTTATCTACAAGATCCTAGAAATGGAGCTAGTCCTATTATGGCAAAAGTAGCTCCAGTACTACAAGCTAATATACAAGAACATTCTATGATGTTATATCAAGAACAAATGAATGGTTTAACTAGAGTTGGTTTAGAACAACTTCCTCCTGAACAACAAACTCCAGAAGCTATTGAAATAATTATGTCTAATGCAGCACAACAAGTATTAAATGCTAATATGGCTGCAGGTCAAGTACAATCACCTGAACAACAATTAGTTTCTTTAGAACAAGCTAAAGTACAACTTGAAGCAGAAAAATTAAAAGTAGATGCTGCTCTTAATAATGCGAAGATGGCTTTAGAAACAAAAGAATTAGATTTAAAAGAAAATGAATTATTATTAGAAGCTGCTGATAAAAAAGTTTCTAATGTAATGAAAGAACAAAAAACTCAAGCTGATAGAATTAGTAAACAACAAATGAAATCTTTAGAACTATTAACGAAAGTTGCTATTGAAGAATCGAAGATTGAATCTAAAGAAGGTGAAACAGCTTTAAAACTTTTAACTGAAATTGCTAAGATGGAAGATAAAGACTCTAGAGATAGAGAATTAACAACTGCTAAATTAGTAACAGATGCTGCCTTAAAAGCAGAGAAAGGAGGAGACTAATGATGAAAAATAATCAACCAAAACATCAAAATAATTTTGGTAGAGATTATGGAGACTGGACTTCAAAACCTGTTGGTGATGGATCTGTAGGTGAGATGCCACATAGAGGAGTGGTAAATCAATATCCTGAAGATACTTATAAATATCCAGAACCAATTAAATCAACTCGTAAAAGCACATTATATATTTAAGGAGAATAATTATGTGGAAACAACCTATTATTAAAGAAGTATCTGTAGGACTTGAAATTAATTGTTATGCTTGTGCAGAAATTTAATTTATGTTTGACGAGCTTATAAGATTTTATAACGAGGAAATTCAAAGACTACAGCAAAATCTAGGTACTGGACAAGTTGAAGACTTTCCTCATTATAAACAAGTAGTTGGTTCTATTCAAGGAATAGAGTGGGCTAAACAACAAATATTAGACTTACATGAAAAAATAAATAAGGAAGACGATTAATGCAACAAGCACAAATGGGAGGAGCTTTGAAAAACGATCTGTGGATTACAGATGCAGAAGAGAAAGCTGATCCTAAAGTATTACCTGAATTACCAGGATTTAATCTTTTAATACGACCAGTTTCTATTAAGTCAGAAACAAAAGGTGGTATTCTTTTACCTAACTCAACAAAAGAAGATATGGCTTATTTAACAACAGTTGGAAAAGTTTTAGCTGTTGGTGACTTAGCTTACAAAGATGTTGATAAGTTTCCTAGTGGAGCTTGGTGTAAAGAAGGAGATTATGTTTGTTATGGTAAACATGCAGGTACAAAGCTATACTATAAAGGAGTACATTTAATTTTATTATTTGATGATCAGATTATGATGAAAGTTGAAGATCCAAAAGATTTAGATTTAACTTTTAATTTACCAAAATAATCAAGTTAAAACTTTTTTAACGTACAGTACAAAAATTATATTAACAAAAACGTAAGAACGATTGTCTCGTAAACAACGGAGTTAAAAATGGCAACAGAACAAAAAGAAGAATGGAATGAAGTAGAAGTTCCAGAAAAAGAAGAAGAAAATAAAGTAGAGTATGAAGTAGAAGGTGAAGAAGATGAAAAAGTTGAAGCTGCTTCGCCTGTTGAAACAGAAGAGAAAGAAACAAAAACAGAAGAGCAAACAGAATTATTTGAAAAAGAAGAAGTAGAAAGTACAAATAAAACTGTAGAAGAACCTCCTAAAGAATTAGAAGGTATTGAAACAAAAGGTGCTCAAAGAAGAATTAAACAATTAATTCGACAAAGAAAAGAACGTGATGAGCAAATACAACAGCTCATTAAAGAACAAGAAAGTTTACGTGCAAATTTATATCATAAAGATTTAGAATCTAATAAATTAAATAAGCTTAATATAGAATCTACTGAGAAACAATTAAATGATAAAATAACTTTAGCACGTGCATCATATCAAGAAGCTTTTGAAGGTGGTAATAAAGAAAAACTTTTAACAGCTCAAGAAGCTTTAAATGAAGCACAGATAGATTTAAAAACATTAGGAGCAACAAAATATCAGATAGAAAATACACCACAACCACAACAACCTATGCCAGCTCAACAGCCTGTACAACAAGGTCCAGATCCAAAAGCTGAAGAATGGGCTGCAAATAATGAATGGTTTGGTCCTGATAGAGTAATGACTGCTTCAGCTTTAGCAATAGATGCTGAATTAAAAGCTGAAGGTTATGATCCTAGTGATTCTGATTTCTATAATGAAATCAATAAAAGAATGGAAGCAGCTTTTCCACATAAATTTAAAGGAGAAGCTCCAAAAGAACGTACTGCAGAAACGTCAAAACCTGCTCAAGTGGTTTCAGGAAGCTCACGTACTTCTCGAAGCTCCAAGAATAAGATTAAGCTTACAAAAGAAGATGTAAGGTTAGCTCAAAAATGGGGAATACCTCTTGAAAAGTATGCTCAAGAAAAACAAAAAACCGTTCAAGCTGACGGTGAGTATACAACTGTTTAATAACGTGGGAGAAAATACATGAAAACAACAAATACACGAGTAAAATCACGTACCGAAGAACAAAGAGAACTTAATACTAGAGAAGAAGAATGGACATTCGAGGAGCCTAATGCTTTAGATATTCCTAAATCTGTTGAAAAGAAATTTGAAGCAGAAGGAATGAGACTACGTTGGATTAGAGTTAGCATGCGAGGAAATGATGACATTGCCAATGTAGGAAAGCGAGAAGCAGAAGGATGGACATTTGTTTTACCTAGTGAAGTTCCTGATATGGCTTCAACTTCTTTCGTGAGAGAAGATGGTCGTTACAACGGAACAGTCAGTCGTGGAGACTTAGCCTTGGCAAAAATGCCTGTAGGTCGTGCTGTAGCGAGACAGAAATTCTATGAGAAAAAAAGTAGCGATATGGTTGATGCTGTAAATGCTCAACTTATGAAAGGCAACAATACTTCTCATATGCCAATTTCTAATAATAGTAAATCAACCATAATCAAAGGAAGACAGCCTAATTTTCAGGATTAGTCTTTCTTTTAAAATTAGGAGAGAAATCTTATGGCAAGTGTAAATGCACCTCGTGGTCTTGTACTAGCGAGGAAAGAAGGTTCTGGATCTAATTCTACTGGTGTTGATATTATTGAATGGAGACCAGACGTAACGGTACCATCTTCAGGTATAGGAAATTTATATACAGGTGATCCTCTCATTGCTTATGCGAGTTCAACTGTAGCTCCTTCTCCTGCTGATGCTTCAGACAAGTGTATAGGAGTTTTTCAAGGTATAAGCTACGTAGACTCTGAAGGAAGTCAAAAATTCAGTAAATATTGGTCCAATGGAACAACAGCTACAGATATAAAAATACATATCTCTAGAGATCCAAACCAAACATATTTCATACAAGCAGACGCAACTGTGACTGCATCTACAGTACAAGGAATGAACGGTAAACCTGTTAATTTTCCTTGGGCAACAGGTACAGGCTCAACTAAAACTGGCAATAGTGCTTATGTAATGACTGCTTCTGGTCCAACAGATGCCGAAAGTAATTTACGTGTAATACGTAGAGCACCTTGGGATACTGGTTTTGGAACAAGTGCAGCTTCTGGTAAAACAGATGCATATCCTTGGTATGAAGTAAAATTAAATAATCACTTTGACAATTATGTCACAACTACAGTCTCAACTGCTTAATAGAGAAGGATAATAAATTATGGCTATAAATAGAGCTAGTATAAGTAAAGAACTCCTTCCTGGACTAAATGCAGTCTTTGGATTGGAGTACGGTGAAGTAAACAATGAACATGAACCATTATATGACGTAGAAAATTCAGACAGAGCTTTTGAAGAAGAAGTTCTATTTACTGGATTTGGTAATGCACCTGTAAAAGGCGAAGGTGCTTCCGTTGTATATGATGATGCATCAGAAAGTTATACTGCAAGGTATACTGCTGAAACTATTGCATTAGCTTTTGCTGTAACTGAGGAAGCAATGGAGGACAACCTCTATGATACTTTCGCTAAGTTACGTGCTAAAGGTCTTGCACGAGCAATGGCAAATACTAAGCAAGTAAAAGCTGCTAATTTGTATAATAATGGTTTTGGAGCTGGAACTCATGCTATTGGTGATGGAGTTGCATTCTTTAGTGCAGCACACCCAACAGTAGGTGACGGTAACCAAACAAACACAGGAACAGGAGCTGATTTATCAGAAGGTTCTTTAGAAAGTGCAATTACCCAAATACAAAAGATCAAAGATGATCGAGGTATTTTAGTGGGAGCAAGTGCAGTTTCTTTACATATCCCTACTGATTTATGGGCAACTGCTGATCAAGTATTAGGATCACCAGGATCTACTAATATTACTGCCCAAACAGGAGGATACCCTGCACCAGTAGCAAATACTGTTGGTGTATTAGCGAATAGAATTAATGCTACTCGTCACATGGGTATGGTTCCAGAGGGCTTCTATATTAATAGAAGATTCTCTGACACTAATGCATGGTTCGTAAAAACTGATGTACCTAATGGTACAAAAATGTTTGTGAGAACACCATTACAAACTAAAATGGAACCAGATTTTGATACTGGCAATCTTCGATTTAAAGCACGTGAAAGATATTCTTTCGGTGTTTCTGATTGGAGAGGTTGGTATGGAAATGCTGGAGCTTAATTAGTATTGAGGGAGAGTAAGAAATTATTCTCCCTCTAAAGATTTAGAGGAAAAAATATGGCAACGAATATTAAAGCTATTAATAAAAGAGGTGGAGATGGAGATATTATTAGTACCACCAATACAACCAGAATAATTGGTGTTCATTCCTATTCTACTGTAGCAGGAGTAGTTACTATTGGAGATCAATCAGGAGCAAAAATAATATATGAAGTAGGTGCTTCTGCAGAATCAGATATGTATTTTGGGGAAATGGGTATTAAATGTAGTGGAACAGTTAGTATTTCTACACCAGATGCAGGTAGTGTAACTTTATTTGTAGGATAATAAATGTCAACATACTCATACTTAGTAACCGATATAAAAAATACTGCTGAAAATGATTCAACAGAATTTTCAGATCAAATACCTTATTTTATAAATAAGTCTGAACTGCAACTTACAAAAGATTTAGATGATTTTGGATTAGATGTGTTTACAACTATTACATTATCAGCTAGTAATCCTATTGTATCTATACCTTCAGGTACTAGAATAATAAGGAATGTAAACTATACAACAAGTGCTTCAAGTATTAAAACAAATTTATTACAAAGAACTTATGAGTATGCAATAGATTATTTTCCATATGCTAGTGCATCTACAGGTACTCCAAGATACTATGCAAGAAAAAATAATACACAGATTTATATAGTACCAACTCCTGCATCTACTGTTACAGGAGAAATTCAAACAGTTGCAAGACCTACATCTTTAACGTCAGCAGCTCCATCAAATTATTATAGTGAGTTTTGTTACAATGCATTATTTTATAGATGTATGTTTGAAGCAAATTTCTTTATGAAAAATTGGGATGTAGCTCAAACATGGGAAGCACAGTATAAAAATTCTATAGATGGTTTACGTAATCAAGCTAGAAGAACTAGACAAGATGATATGGAAACTCCTAGAAATCCTGTTGGAGGACCAGATACTATAATACAAGGATCTCAATAATGACAATAAGTAGATCTAATATAAGACAACAAATTATAAAACCAAATATTAAAAAGAAGAAAAAGAAAACTAAACTTAAAAGGAGAAGATAATGCCAGGACCAAATACACTATTACAAGATCCTGCTGATTTACCAAAGATAACAGGTAAACCTACAGGTCAAGGCTACGGTGCTGCTCGCAAAGGTCCTGATGTTCATGGTCCTATTGAAGATGCAGTAGTTAATGAAACATACCCACAAGGACAATCTTTTAAAACTGAATTAAAAGAAGTCCCAAATATAGGAGTTAAGTAAATGAAATTTTTTGGAAAAATGATTACAAATATGTTAAAAGATGGAGCTACTCCTAAACAGATAGCGAAAGCTGCTGCAGAAAAAGGTGGTACTAAAGCAACTTTAAAAGCTTCTTTAGCTAAATTTGTAGATCCAAATAAAGTAAAAGTTGGAAATAAAATGATGGCTTTTATGCCAACTACAAAACAAACTGTTGCTAAAGCTACTACAGGTGGAGCAGGTGCAGGTTCTACAAAATTAAAAGAAGCAACTAAAAAAGCTACTCCTAAAAAAGCTACTCCTAAAAAAGCTACACCTAAAAAAGCTACTCCTAAAAAAGTTGTAGCTAAAAAGAAAAAACCAAGACCTTTACAAGGTAAAGAAGGTGGAGCTAAAATTAGACTTGGTAAATGGTTAACAGAAAATAAAGATAAAGACGGTGCAGCTTTATACCAAGCATTTAAAAAAGATTATCCTAATGCAACAAAACAAAATGTTGAATCTGCTTTAGGAAATATTATTGATAAAAAGAAAAAAACAAAAGCAAACTTTATCTATAAAACTTTACCTAGTGGTAGTAAAAATAATCCAGGCACAACTTCTAAAAATGTAAAGAAAGCTATGTCAGGAGGAATGATTAAAAAACCTATGGGTGGAAAAGTTTATGATCCTAATAAAAAAGTTAAAAGACCTTATGGTGGAAAAGTTTATGATCCTAATAAAAAAGTTAAACGTATGGGTGGTGGACAAATAGGACATAATGGTAATGATGAAGTATCTCGTTTGTACACAAGTTACTAATGCCTTTTAAATCTGATAAACAAAAAATTTATTTAGCTATAAATAAACCAGATGTTTATAAAAAATTTAAAAAAGATATGAAATCAGGTGGTAAACTAATTGATAACTCTGGACAAAAATTTGTACAGAAGCTTTATAAAGGAGGACAGATAAAGTGAGAAATAAGATTATAGATAAGATTATAAAATTTTTAAAAACTTTGAGAAAAGTGTAATAGATGTTAGGTGGTTTACCAGTTGAAATGATTACAATGCTTGGCTCTAGCCTTTTAGGTGGAGTCATGTCAATGTGGAGTCAAGCAACTAAAAATAAACAAGACCAACAAAAGATGCTTCTTGCT